TTTCTGTGGATATGAGCGTGGGGGATGAAGATGATAGTATTGAATGAAAAAACTTATGTAGAAGAACACTACCTGAAAAATAATGAGATGGACGAGAAGCCGTATGTAACGCTGAACATGCTTGCGAAGTATCTGTATCATGTTCTCGGCTACAGACGGCAGAAAATTGAAGACTTTCTGAATGACTACATGAGGAAAAATTATAATCTGCGGTATATCGCAAGTAAGATGCAGTGGGAAGACACTATCGAGCGGATTGCGAAGAGGGCTGGGAAACAGAAATTGTATGAGGACGACTGCGTATGGATTACGAAGTCTGAACTCGAAAAGATTCAGTCTATTGGCAACAGAGACATGGAGCAAGTCATCTTCACTCTCCTATGCCTTGCGAAATTGAAAAATCAGAGAAACGAGAAAAACAACGGATGGACGAACAATGACGCAAAGGAGATATTCGAACTTGCAAGGGTGAAGCGCAGCGTCCCGGACAGAGACTTCATGCTTCACGATTTAATGGTGCTTGGTCTATTACAATTCCCAAAGCAGACGGGTAATCTGGCTAACAGGGTAACTTTTATCGACAATGAATCCGAGAAGGTTCTTTCTATCACTGATTATAGAGAATTGGGGTATGAATACCTAAAGTATCTTGGGGAGAATTATGTCAGATGCGCAGAGTGCGGACGTTTGATAAAAGGCTCTAAAAATAACACAAGAAAATATTGCAATGACTGTATGCCACCCGTTGAGGATGGGATGAAGGCCAAGTATTGCGTTGATTGTGGCGAAGAGTTTGTCGTGAAAATGAGGTCGAGGACGATTAGGTGTCCTGTCTGCCATGCAGAGGAAAGGAAAAGAATCAAAAGAGAAAATATGCGCAAGTTGAGAGCAAAGGCGAAAGAATGAACCATTATGTTTACGAGATAACTAACAAGGTCAACGGCAAGAAATACATCGGTAAACATTCAACAGAACTTCCGTTCCTGAAAGATGACTACTATGGGAGCGGAGTTCTAATGCTGAAAGCACTTAGCAAATATGGTAGGAGAAATTTCTCAAGAAGAGTTATAGGTCAATATGAAACCGAGCAAGAGGCGTTGGATGCGGAATTTGAGGAAATTGAAAAAGTAAATGCTTATGATAATCCTCAGTATTACAATTTGTGCCAAGGTGGAAATGAGGGTATGAAAAACAAACATTTCTCTGTGTATAAATACAAAGGCAAACGTCCGTTGATAATAGACGTTGAATCATACATAGCGGAACTTAAAGAGAATTTCACAAAAACTATAAACGGTAGCACTTATTTTAAACTGAATTACTATATCGGCTATTGTATTTTGCAAAATGATTCCAAAGATAAGATAATGCAAGATATTCTTGACATGGCGAAAGATGAGTCAAAGAAAATTATAGGTGAAGTAATTAGCTTGGCTGAATCTATGTATGACGATTTAATTCGTGTTCCGATAGAGATTTTGGAAAGAGATTATCAAAACCCGGTTGTTGATATTTACGAGAGTGAATTGGCAACAATAGATAAATTAGACTCGATTGATTTTGGCGACAGCATAGATTCATATTCGGCTAAAAGACATCTGACCGCACTATTGATATTCTACAAACTTAGAAGGCAATATACGGACGACCAATATATAAAGATTGACAAGATCCCATTCCGCAAAATAAGCGGTGTAAAGATTACAGGTGGTGAATACGAGTTGCTGATGGACAAATTAAAGTCTGGACGATTTATTTATATCTACAAAAATAAAGTCAAGATACCATTTGCCAGATTTGAGGGCGACGACTTATTTATGTCATTCAGGGCATCATGGAACTCTTCCATCATCTATGACTTGTATAACGGAAAATCAGTAATAGCATGCGAGAAATGTGGTCGATTAACTTTATGTGAGGATAATGATCCGGTTAAGCTGTGCCCTGAATGCATATTGGGTTCACAGGATAAATTTAAAATTAAACAATGTGTTGATTGTGGCGAAAAATTTGTAACAAAAATGCGGTCGAGAACTATTAGATGTAAAAGTTGCTATGTCAAAGAAAGAAAAAGAATACACCGTCAAAACATGCAAAGATACAGGGAGAAGATAATGAGAGATGGTGTAGGTGCATAATGGTTATAGCATGTCCAATAAGTTAGATGTAAGTGTTATATGGTATATATAGAGATATACCGCTCTTCATTCTTATCTCTTTCTTAGTCTCTCTTCGGCGCATTCGGTATTTGCCGTTGGTTGTATCGGGTGCGCCCCTTGTAAAAGGGCAAGCGTGTCTTGCTCTTTTTTTTAAATGCCTAAATGACAGTATGGCAGAGAGGCTTAATACTGTCACTAAGCAGTGGAGATTTAGTTTAAAGCGACATGAACATTCTAATAGTTAACGCAAACATTGTGTTACGGGAGACTTTCACCCCGAAGAGTGAGGTAAAATTTTGCACTCACTAAACTGTGTATAACATATACGCAGATGAAAGTAAATCCTGCTACTGTCGCTAAATAACACAAAGTAATATTGATAAGTTTAAATTTAAAGGGGGACTCATTATGGGATATACAAATAGTCCGTTAGTTGTTTACACAAAGCTGTCGCCGAATTGCAACAAGCCAAGAAATCATGCAATCGACAGAATCACGATTCATCATATGGCATGGGTTAAGGCAACTGTTGAACAGTGTGGTGCAAGTTTTGCAAATCCTAACAGGGAAGCAAGTTCCAATTATGGTATTGGCTATGATGGCAGAATTGGTCTCTATGTCGAAGAAAAGAATCGCGCATGGACTTCAAGCTCTGCATCAAATGATAATCGTGCAGTAACTATTGAAGTGGCAAATAGTACAGGTGCGCCTGATTGGAAGGTGTCTGATGCATCTTATAATGCGCTTATTAATCTTGTTACAGATATTTGCAAGAGAAACGGCAAAACAAAAATTATTTGGTTTGGCGATAAAGATAAAGCCCTTAACTACAAACCAAAAGAGGGCGAAATGATAATGACGGTTCACAGATATTTCAGTTCGACAGCATGTCCGGGACAGTACCTTCTCAGCAAGCATCCTGACATTGCAAAGAAGGTAAATGAGAATCTTTCTAAGATTCCTCAGAAAACTGAAATCAAAGGCGAAACAATCGATGAAGCTATAGCAAGCGGAAATGTTGAAGCGGAGTCTGCTCTTCACGGCGAGACCAATTCTATCGGTGAAGTAGAGTCCTCGCCTTCTATCCGTCCATTGGAGAATGACGAAATCATTTGGAATTTCTTCAAAGCGAAAGGGCTGAATGATTACGCAATCGCAGGTCTTATGGGTAATCTCAAGGCTGAAAGCAATCTCCGACCCGACAATCTTCAAAATTCGTTCGAGGGCAGACTCGGTTCGGATTCCGCATACGTAAAGAAAGTTGACAACGGAACATATTCGAGGAGCAAATTTGCTAACGATCACGCCGGATTCGGGCTTGCACAGTGGACTTGGTATACTCGCAAAGAGGCGCTGTATGACTATGCGAAGAAAAAAGGTGCGTCCATCGCTGACCTGAATATACAGCTTGAATATCTCTGGATTGAACTTCAACGTTATACAAAAACTATGTCAGTCCTTAGAAACGCAAAGAGTATTTATGAGGCATCGACAATTGTATTAACAGATTTTGAAAAGCCTGCCAACCAAGGAAGCGCTGTTAGGAATAAACGCGCAGAGTTCGGCAAAGAGTTTTATAACAAATTTGCAAAAGTAAATGTCGGGACAATAGAATCAAGCCCTACGCAGAAATATAGGGTTCAATGTGGGGCATTCGGAGTTAAAGCTAATGCTGATAAACTCGCAAACAGATTAAAAAAGGCAGGTTATGCAGTAACCGTCAAACAAATAGACGGTTTATATAAAGTGGCGATTTATGGAATCGAATCTAAGAAAGAGGCTGATGCGCTGGCAAGTGAGATTGTGAGAAGTAAACTTAGTAAGGCAACGGTTTTGGAGGATGACTAATGGCTAACATGGTTATATACAAAGTCCAAGTTGGCGCCTATCTTCTGAAAGCCAATGCAGACAGGCAGCTTAGAAAGCTGAAACAAAAAGGGTTCAATCCTATAGTCGTTAAGTCTGGTGCTCTCTATAAAGTTCAAGTCGGCGCTTATTCTAAAATCAAGAACGCACAGAACGTACAAAGAAAACTGAAAAACTTTGGATATAAATCAATACTTGTTGAGTATATTGTCAAGTCGCAAGATCCCGAAAAAATACAACCCAAACCATCAACGGATACAGAACATCCAAGAATAATGATTTGGGGAATATGGTTTACAGAAAGTTGTGAGTCTAAATACGGAGATGCGACTGCAATAATCCAATACGACAAGGATGATAATATTGAACACGTCATTCTTATCGACACTGGTATGAATGGCAGCGACACGATTAAGAAGCTAAAGAAGGCTGGCGTTACAAAAATTGACGCGGTTGTAATTTCTCATGCTCATGGCGACCATTACGGTTTCCTGACTTCCGTATTCGAGAACTTTAAAGTCGAGGCGTTGTATCTTCCGGATTGTACCGAACTCGATAAACATCAGAGGTCTTACGGCAACGCAATCAGAAGCCAAGAGAAGAAAGCGAAGAAGTATGGAGCATCATGCACATATCTCAAAAAGGGAAGCACTTTTACTATTGGCAAGATAGAGTGCGATTGTATTTGGCAAGCGCCTGCAAACAAACTGTCTGAGCATGACGACCATCATTTCGTCAACAACGAATCTATCGTTCTTGTATTTACACTTGACGGGATTTGGAAATATCACACAGCTGGCGATTTACAGAATGAGGGAAATAATCTCTTAATCAAAGAGATTAAAACCCTTAAAGCGGATATCTTTAAGTGCCAGTGGCATGGCGATGCTAATGCTTGTAATACTGCAATATGTGAAGCTGTCAAACCAAAGATTGCATTTTGGAATTATCACCACAGAGAGAAGTCTGGACGTGGCACTACTCGCAAACGGCTTGAAGCTGTAGGCGCTATCGTAGCACGCAACTATGAGAACGGTGATATTTATATAAATTGTATTGGCAACAAAATGACGCTTTCTTCTTCAAAGAAAAATATCAGTGCTACTTTTACGAAATAATAGTCAGCACCCGTTGGTCGGAACGGAGACCTAAAACCCGTTTCCATAAGTCGGCAGACTATAAATCTACGATAAGAAAAGGGGTTTAGTATGGGTGAAATATTATACAAGGTTCAAGTAGGTTCGTATGCGAATATTGCCAATGCGACAAAGCAGTTAAAGAATGTCAAAAATGCCGGGTTCAATGGAGTCATTGTTCCATATGGCAAATTATACAGGGTTCAATGCGGAGCTTTCAAAAGCAAAAATAATGCAAAGAGAACACTTGCGAAGGTGAAGAAGATATTCCCAAATGCAACTGTGATTGAAGAAATCTCCGCTACACCAAATTCGGGCTATAAGGTAATGCTTACTACGAAAGCCAAAGAGCAGGACGCAATATCGAATAAGATATTAGTCATTGAACCCGAAGACTATACCATAGATGAAATTAAAAAACTAAATGAAACACGGAGCCACACTGTTAGGTTATCTTTCAGTTGGCTCCGTTTCTAATAAACGTCCATACTACAATACACTAAAGCCATTCCGTCTAAGCAGATTAGAAGATTGGCATCACGAGTGGTATCTCGATTTGAGAGAAGAAGAAGTAAGGAAGTGGTGCGCAAGTAGAGCAAAAGAAATCAAAGCGATGGGCTTTGACGGGTGGTGGTTAGATAATTTGGATGTTTATGAATACCATAAGAGTTCTGAAATGTATAGCGCCATTACAAGTGTCTTAAAATCGATCAAGTCGGTTGGCGGATACGTCATGATTAACGGTGGCTCTGAATACATTTCAAAACTTATGGATTCAGATGCAAAACATAATTCTATAACCTTTATAGACGGTGTTACACAAGAGGAAGTAATCAGTCTAATAACGTCTTATTCAGGCAAAGGAACGTTTGGGAAACAGGATCCTGAAATGAATGAGTGGTATGAATCATACATGAAGAGACTACTGAGTCATAATATCTATGCTTTCCTCTTGGAATACACAACGGATGCGTCCGTAAAGAAAAAGATTATTGATTTTTGTACGAAGAACAAGATGACAGGTTATTACATCTCTTGTGATGTAGACCTTTGAGGGAAATAAATGTCAGATAATAGTTTTAGCAAAAAGGCTGGTGAAAACGAGGAACAATTTTTGTGGCGTCTTGGACAGGCTAAAGACTCCGGGCTGGTTGACCTTGATTGGAAAGAAATTGCAGACATTATGAACCGCGAGTTCAGGACTGATGAATCTGAATACAGAAGTGAATCTGCATATAGAAAACTTTACCAATACGCATCAAAGTTCTTTCTTGCTGGCGTCTTTGATAAATATGCATCGGAAGATGATTACATCAAGGAACTCAGAAAAGCCAAGCAAGAAGTCCAGATGGAAAAACAAAAGCTGTCCGATGAGCGCACAGAATTAAACAGGGTTCTACGTGAACAGGCAAGGAAAGAATCATATATCGATATGGTATCAAGGCAACTTCAACATGTCGAACCTCTAAAGTTTGAGTATGTCGAGAGAGATTATCGGTCAACCGATAACGATCTCATCTGCCATATCACTGACTTACACGCAGGTATCAACATTGACCATTGGTACAATAGATTTGATATGTCTGTATTACGTGAAAGACTTTGGAAATATTTAGACCAGCTTTTCGATATACAAAAAAGACACGATTCGCAGAATTGCTACGTTGTGATTGGCGAAATCCTTTCAGGACTTATCCATCATGAACTCAGGATCGAGAACAATGAGAACGTAGTAGAACAGTTTATCTATGTCTCTTCTATGCTTTCCGAGTTTTTAGCAGAAGTATCAAAGAAGTTTGAGAACGTTTTTGTCTACACAACTCCGGGAAATCATTCAAGAGTGGTTGCGAATAAAGAACATTCGCTTCGAGGCGAAAACTTTGATGTTTTACTTCCGCACTACCTTAAAGCAAGTATGCAAAACTATCATAATGTTTTCATAGAAGATAACAAAAAGGACTGTGACGTTGCGATATTTGACGTTCGTGGGAATCATGTGTTTGGTGTTCACGGCGATAAGGATGAACCAAGCAATGTTGTTCAAAGATTCACAATGATCTTTGGCGTAAAGCCAGACATTGTTCTTATGGGGCATAGACACACCAATGCATTAACAACTGTGTATGACGCGAAGGTTATTCAGTCCGGATGCGTGTCAGGGTCAGATAATTACTGCCTTGATAGAAGGTTGAAGAACCGCCCGGAGCAAACGGTATCGGTTGTAAGCGAAGATGGTCTTGTTTGTATATACGATGTGAAAGTTGATTAAACTCTGACTTCGGTCAGGGTTTTCTTATTTTGGAGAGAGAGAAAGATGAATCAATCAGAAATGCTTTCGAGAGTTTCTGAGAAAATAAATCTCCCTAAGTACCACTGTGAGAGAGTCTTGGACGCAATGAAGAGAGTTATTATTGAATCTCTTTCAAAGGGCGAGGATGTAAAACTCAGGGGGTTTTGCACATTTGAAGTAACGAATCGAAAGAAAAGAAATGGATATAATCCAATAACGGGAGAACTTGAAGAATTTGAAGCGGTCAAATCAGCCAGATGTAAAATGGGTGTTCCAGTAAAAAGGGCTGTGAAGACAGGCGTTTGGGAGGATTTTGAGGAAGATGATGAGTGATATTCAGTTTAGTTTTGCCACGCACGCAGACCTTGCAGAAGCAATGTGTAGATTAGCAGAAAGTGGAAAAGTTGTGTACGCAGCTCTGTTTTATGAGGATGCACGAGCACTACTTAAAGAACTTGCATATTTTGATGAAGTAACATTTGGGAACATCGACATTGAAGACCCACAATGGGGTGGATACAAGAGAGAATATTATGTTTATGTTGATGACGATTATAACGTTGGCGTAGAACCTGCATGGCGCGAAAAAGAAGGTACTGATAAAGGAATTTACCTTGGCGCTTCTGGATGCATTGTCCTTATCCACTCAGACGCCAATAGTAAAATCATCGAAGCCATGAAGGATAGTGACTGCGCCGAGTTTGATATTGATATAGACGCAGACTGCGATGGGTGCTGCGAGTGTTGCACAATGTTTGATGATGACGATGACGATGAAGACTTTGATGATGATTACGAAGACCTTATAGGAAACGTTTTTGACAATCTTGCGGAAGTTCTCGCAAGTGCGATTTTCCTTGGCAGTTTAACTGAATAATACAACCCGAAGAGTGTAACTACTCTTCCATTGCCCTGATAGTCCAACGGTAGAACAAACGGCTGTTAACCGTTATATGGGGGTTCGATTCCCTCTCAGGGCGCACGTTGGATTGGATATGTAAATATAATTGCGATTATAGAAAATAGTTGTAACAAAGTGAGGTAAGCATATTGGCAAAAAAAATGATGCCAGTGCAAGAGTTGACATACTCGTGTCATAAGTGCGGATTAACAACGGAAGATCCAAAAGGATTCTACCGGAGCAACAGCATGGTTTATGGCATCAATGGATATATGCCAATTTGCAAAGATTGTCTTGCACTGTTATACAATAGATATTTACGAATGTATGAAAGTGTATATCTATCTATCAAGAGGATATGCATGGTTTACGATATATACTATTCGGATTCAATTGTGGATGCGTGTTATAAGAATAATGCGTCACCAACAATCAGTGATTATATGCGCAGAGCAAATAATATGTCTCAGTATAAAGGGAAAACATTCGAAGACGCTTTGCGTGAAGGCTTCTTCTTTGATATGAGGGAGCCATCCACAATCCCATCCGACAAAGAAGTAGAACCTGTTTCAACTATACCTGATAGTGTAAAGGCACGTTGGGGTAGCGGTTTAGCCGATGAAGATTATAAGGCTTTAGAGGAACACTATCGTTATCTAAAGAAAGCAAATCCAGATTGCGACAGCAATCAGGAAATCTTCATCATGGATCTCTGCCAAACAAAAATGCAGCAAACAAACGCTATGAAAGGTGGCAGAACAGACGACTACATTAAACTTACAGAATCATACAGAAAGACATTTACGCAAGCCGGATTAAAAACGGCAAGAGAAAGTACAAACGAAGAAGAATTCTCAATTGGCGTAAATGCTCAAACTATAGAACAATATACTCCTGCTGAATACTATAAAAATAAAGAACGCCATAAAGACTTTGACGGTCTTGGCGAATACTTTACGAGGTTCTTAACTCGCCCGTTGAAAAACTTAATGTTCTCAACCTCTGATAGAGATAGTGAATATTACGTTAAGGACGAGGAAGATTTGACTGACGATGAGTAAAACGAGAGTGAGTAAAGTCAGTGAAGGTTTGGATGAAAAGCAGAGAGTATTATACAAAAGATTCCCTTCTGATTCTTTTCTTGGAAGTGAAAAGAATGTCGCTCATTTCATAGATTGGATAACATTTTTCAGAAGGAATCTTCATAGATTTGCGAGCGATTATCTTGGCATTAAACTGTTTCTTTATCAGACAATAATGCTCTACCTGATGGGTATAAGCAACTTCTTTGTTGTCATAGCAAGTAGAGCGTCAGCCAAATCGTTCATCATTGCCCTATATGCATGTTGTAGATGTATATTGTATCCGGGGTCGATGATAGTTATAGCATCGAGTACAAAAGGACAGTCGAAGCTAATCATATCTGAAAAGATACAAAAAGAACTTCTCAATATGTCGCCAAAGTTGCGCAATGAGATAAAGCGAATAAAGGATAATCAAAGCGAAATAATTGTTTTCTTCAAAAATAACAGTACGATAACTGTTGTTCCTGCCAGCGAAAATGCGAGAGGGTATCGTTCTAATGTAATCATACGTGAGGAATTTAGGCAAATTAAAAAGAGTATTGATGATAGTATTCTTTCGCCGTTCCAAATCGTCAGACAAACCCCTTACATGAAAGACGATTTCTATTCTAATATCCCTGAGTTGCAGGAAGAAAACGTTGATATTTATATCAGTTCAAGTTGGTACGACAATGGTAACTGGATGTGGGGTATCGTTGATAGAACATTTGACGATATGCTCAAAGGGAAACCATCCTGCCTTCTTGCTTTTGATGAATCCGTTGCGATTAAGCATAAAATTAAGACTATGCGGTACTTCCAGACGGAAAAGAAGAAACAGGATCCGATGACATGGCAACTCGAATTCTTAAATGCGCGTATCAAAGAAAACAGACATGCATTTTTTACATATACACTATTGCAACAAAATCAGAATTGCAAACAGCCATTCTATCCAAGAACAATTCCTGATGTTTTAAGTAACAGAAAAAATCCTTTTGATATTCCGAAGCAAAAGAATGAAGTAAGAATTGTATCTTGCGATATGGCGTTTGTTGAAAATAAAGATAATGATAACTCTGTTTTTAGCTGTATAAGATTATTGCCAGAGATAACAACTTATCAAAATGATTCATCAGATGAAATGATTGTTAATAATGGTTTTAGAAGAGTTGTGCCATATATGGAACATGCGCAAGGTGGAGAAACGAAGAAGCAAGCATTAAGGATAAGGCAATTATTCGAGGATTTTAATAGTGACTATATATGCCTTGACTTACGAAATGCTGGCGTTGCAATCTATGATATACTTGCAAGACCATTATATGACGATGAAAGGAGAATCGAGTATCCAGCATTAACTTGTATGAACGATGAAAATGTTGCGAATAGAATTAGAGTTGAGGGGGCAGAGCCAAGAATATTTGTAATTAGTGCATCGCAAAAGTTAAATTCAGATATTGCAATAGACTTTAGAAGAATATTAGCAGAAAAACGTATTGACCTTCTTATTCCATTTGAACAAGCGCAGGAAGAAATTCTTTCAAATCTAAAAGAATACATTTCAGCAGAAGATGCTGATACCCAATTCTTTTATGAAGTTCCTTTTCTTGAAACCCAAGCGTTGTTATCAGAAACATCTTCGTTGGTGTATGAAAAGAAACCAGAGACAGGAATAATTTCGATCCACGAGCAAGTTATATGGCGTCCCTTCTTGAAAGGGATTTAGTTTCTTTAAACGATGAGTACGATTACGGTGTGTTTATAAACTAATATGAATAAAGATATGCGAAAATGTTTTGATACTGAGTATCAAACACAGTGGAGAGATGAGGTTGATTTTTTAAAATCCGTTGGAATACGGTATGAATTTGTTAAAAGAAGCAAAGAAGGGATTTCAACATATAAGTATAAAAAGAGTAGTGAGTTGTTTAGGCAACTCGCTATTTTTTATGCAGATAAATAGTGAGTGATTAGTAGGAGTGATAAATATGGGACGCAGAAAAACGCATGAGCAATTTATTAGTGAGTTAGTTGATATTAACCAAAATATAAAGGTTTTGGGTAAATATGAATCTTCGAAGACAAAAATTGATGTTGAGTGCTTGATTTGTGGCAATCAATGGAAAACAACTCCGACATTACTGCTTTATGGTTGCGGATGTACGGCGTGCGCATTAGGTAGCCAAAGAAAGAAAATGTCTAAGACTAATGATGAATTTATTTCTGAATTAAGAGAAAAGAATCCAAATCTGATTCCTATTGATGAATACGTTAATAGCAACACAAAAATAAGATTTAGATGTTCATCATGTAATCATGTCTTTGAAGAAAAGCCAAAGAATATATTATCTACTTACGATTGCCCGAATCGTTGTTTAAGTTTGAGTGAAAGAACCGAAATCTTTTACAACAAAGTAAAAACAGTAAATCCAAATATTAAGATACTTGGCAAATATAAAGGCGCAAGAGAAAAGATAGAGGCTCAATGTTTGGTGTGTGGCAATATATGGTTCCCGTGGGCAACTTACCTGTCAACTGGTCGCGGATGCCCAGAGTGTAGTCGTATAGCAATGATGAAAACACATGATGAATTTGTGTCTCAGATTAAAGAAATCAATCCAACAATTAAGATTCTTAGTCCATACAATGGCGTAAGATCGAGGATACAAGTTGAATGTACTGTATGTGGTAACAAATGGTCTCCTAAAGCAAATGGATTGGCGAATGGATATGGATGCCCAGAATGTGCAATTATAGCATCTCGTAATACGCATGAAGATTTCATTAAAAGATTGAAAGAGCGAAATGATGGCGTTGAAATCTTAGGCGAATACGTTACATTGACCACTAAGATTGAAACACGTTGTAAGAAATGTGGTTTTGTATGGAACGCAATTCCTAATATGTTAATGCAAGGTCATGGTTGCCCAAGTTGCGCGAAAGACGCATTAAGAAAAACACATGAAGAATTTGTCGAAGAAATGAAAAGAACACATCCAGATTTAGAAGTGTTGAGTGAATATATTTCGTGTTACGAAAACGTTACTTGCAGATGTAAGAGATGTGGGCGAGACTTTGAAACAACGCCAGACAGATTAAGGTGCGGCTATGGATGCACAATTTGTCGCCAATCAAAAGGTGAGAGGGTTATTTACAATATCTTAGAGAGTAAAGGAATATTATTTAATCCGCAGCATTCTTTTAAAGATTGCAGAGATGTTCATGTTTTACCCTTTGACTTCTACCTGCCAGATTTGAATATAGCCATCGAATATGATGGCTTACAACATTACGAGCCAGTAGAACGTTTTGGTGGCGTAGAAAGTTTTAAAGTAACTCAGAGACACGACAAGATGAAGACGGATTACTGTGAACAAAACGGAATACGACTAATCAGAATCCCATATACAGAATTTAATAATATTGAAAATATAATTAGCAAGCAAATTGTCGCTTAACGAGGGGGTATGTTAAATGACAAATAGCAAAAATACTTCCTCTAAATATAGACGAAGTTACAAAAAGCAACCAAAGAAGTACGAAAACAATTCGGCAAAATCGCAGAGCAATGAATCATACGAAAGCAATGCGTACCGCTCCTATAGAATCACGTCCCCAAACGATGCATTCTATTTCAGCCTGTCGAATATTTTCGACTACTATACACCTGAACAATTGCGCGGAATTATCAGGGATCCTATGAATAACAATGAGATTCTTAGGAACATCTCCCGTATGCTGTACGGATGCAACGGCATCCTGTCGAATACGATTGATTACATCTGCGCACTGCCAACACTTGACAAGATTATTGTCCCGTATGGCGAAAGTGTTCAGAAGAAAAAGAGAAATGTCGCACTCATGGAGTCCACATTGAACACCATCAAGCATAAGGAATTTGTGCGTGATGCGCTTCTCAATGGGATGATTGACGGAGTTGCGTTCTACTATTTTGAGACAACGGAAAGACCGTATTCAAGAAAGAAAATCATGTCTGATTATGACGTTGAGAGGATTTCTGAAATCAACGAATACGGCATGAACGCAAGTATCATTTCTCTGCCAGTGGATTACACGAGGATTGTAGGAATCAGGAACTCGTCTTATGTGTTGGCTTTTAATCTCGACTATTTTGATAATGGCGAGGGCGAGGCAAGCGCAGAAAAACTAAGGAAATATCCTAAAGAGATCCGTGATGCTTACAATTCAAAAAAGACATACG